GAAGCTTCCCGATCTTTCCTAAGGAACCGTTTAACGAACGGTGTACCGGCTTTACTAGTTATGGGCTCTTTGGTGCCTAGTGATGTGGGTGTTGGTAGCTCGCCGACCCCTGTAATTAACAATCGAGCGGTCGCTAATCTTAATCGTGGCGGTGCTGAGAGTTTTATCGTTAATCTCTTCACCGGTAAGTATAGAAAACGTGACCACGCGTGCCCACGAGTAGCGCGCGTGAGTGGGGGTCATTCTGTGGTGACCTTAACTCAGAGGATGGCTCAGATGGATCGATTTATTGACGACTATTCATCTGAGGACCATGACCCGATGGTAGACCTTGGTACTATTGAAACCGCACAGACGTTGGAGACCGGTGAATGGGGTCACCGTAACTGGCGTGGTAACTACCGAGGCTACCCGCGTTATTTTCGACATTCCGATCTTATTGCGCATAGAATAAGGCAGAACAAAGGGGTCCTTAAGAGGACCAGACTGAATGAGGAGGCATTGAGACGTCTTGTCCTCAAAGAGGTCGATAAAATTTCTGATACTTTGCGGTACGTTGATCGTACCCTCATCACAGAGACTGCGTTGGAGCTGTGCTTCGTCGCGTCAGGCAGTGAACTTGCCGTCAAACATATGTTTAATACGCCCCGTGTTATTGAACAACGTGATGAAACGCGTAGGTTATATACTACGCGAATGGTTCAGAAACCTTTGTGGGGTTGGATAGGTCGCCTTCTCGGATTACGTTCCTTTATCCGAGAGGACATACCAAATACTTAATGGTGCCGTGCTGAAATCCGCGCGAAAACGACCCAACCACTTTTGTGGTTGCCTCACGCGGAGTTCAGAGACGGTAGATCCGGAGATCGCTCCGTGTTCTATGTCCGTGGTGCTTCCTATGTTGATGACGTTTATTTCCCTAATAATAATGTTACTAACGCTATCACCACCATCCATGAACGTGTTATCGGGTTCGTGGATGGGGGGGTGTGGCGTCCGATTATCAAACCGCTTGGTACTGTTCCGTACCATGTGGATGCCGCTAAAAACATTTTCACTTACATTTATGACTATTCGGTGTTTTTGTCCCTGTGGGTCGACTTGAGTGATCTCAAGCGCTACTCGGTGACGATCCCCCCGGTGTCTTATGCTGAATACATAAGTACGACCAGGGGCATCGCCCGTAAGCGTAACGAGCGCGCTTTGATCAACCTCATGGCACAGGGTCTAACCGATAGCCAGTGTAATCCTCGAAAATCATTTCTCAAGTGGGAGGGAATTTTGGATAAGGAACGTTGCATTCCCCGAGTTATCTTCGCGTATCCGCCCGAGTATAATTTAGAACTCGGTATATTCGTTAAACACATCGAACCCATTATATATTGTAATATAACTAAAACTTACAGTGATGGGTCCTACTTGCCGATTGTGTTTAAGGGATATAATGCCTGCGACCAGGCCCGATTGCTGAGTCGCAAGTGGATGCGTTTTAAGGACCCCGTTTACATTCCGTTTGACATGAGTAAGTTTGATGTATCAACCACTGACCCTATACTGAGCCTGTGTTTTGACTTGATTTTGAGTTTTTACACAGGACTGGAGAGAGATCACTTGTTGCAATTGTTGATCCAGCTACATAATAATGAAATCTCTATTATTACAGCTGATGGAAAGGTCGACGTTACACTTGACGGATTTGTACCGTCCGGGGTGGTAGTTACATCTTTATTGGCCATAATTGCGTGTACGACAATGGTCAGGAATTTACTAAGACGATCACGAATCACCAAATATGAAATTATAGATATGGGTGATGACATGGGTGTCTTAATGGAACGGCGGGATTACTGGAAGACGCATTGGTGGAAGAAACAATTCCTCGCGTGGGGCTACCGCGCCAAGATTGAGCAGGCCATTAATTGTTTTGAGCAGATAGAATTCTGCCAGACTAGGCCGGTTTTTATTGGTCCGGGGTTGCACGATTACGTTATGTGTCGTGACCCACGCACTGTGCTGCGGAAAGATGCTATATCCAAGTATGAAAAATCGGAACGAGGTTTTTCTGCCTGGATGAATGCTGTGGGTAAAGGTGGGCTTGCGCTTTATGGCAATATGCCCATTCTTTCATCCTTTTACAGCTTTATGGAGAGAAACGGTAGGAAAGGCAAAGTGAGCCACCGATGGGAGACATGGTATTGGGATCAATTGGGTAGGGGTTATAATTCGAGGCGTGGGAAGGTGTCAGAACAAAGTAGGTTATCCTTCCATCGCGCCTTTGATATTATGCCTCATGAACAACTCTTATTAGAGGAGTTTTACGTAAAAGATTGTCCTGATGACGGCAGGCTTGCTATCTATACATTATTGGGTTGGGGTGGGTAATGGCCCAAAACGGTTACCGTGCTAAACAAAACGCCGAGAGACTACACGGCGCCCCCTTATGGTTCCACCTTGATGTATAGTCCC